CGAGAGAAGTTTCCGTTCAGTGTAGAGTGTAAGAACCAAGAGAAACTAAATGTATGGGATGCCTATGAACAGGCAAATGAAAATAGCAATGGATATGAACCTATTGTGGTTATGAAAAAGAATCGGAAGCAACCATTGGTTGTCATCGATGCAGAATATTTTATAGCATTATGCTCTAGACTGGGTTATAATGATAAATAAACAAAGGAATCAATGTTTGGAACGATGAAATCATCACCTCGTCAAGTAAAGGAAGCAAAGAAAGCCTACGAAAGGGTTGTAGATCATCTAGTATCAGAAGGATATGCAAAAAATAAAACCGATGCAGATAATATTATTGGCGGTATGAGCGAAGAGTGGTATAATATGATTATTGATTCTTAATTTTAATGGAACTTCGTAATTACATTTCTGATTATCCTAACTTCCCAAAAGATGGAATTCTTTTTAGAGACATATCTCCTTTATTAAGAAATCCAGAAGCATGGCAACATGTATTAAGACAGTTGGGAAGTTTGTGTGAGAAATTAAACCCAGATTGTATTGCTGGTATTGAATCCAGAGGATTTATTGTTGGTACTGCTTTAGCATCAGCACAAAGAATGGGGTTTGTACCCATACGAAAGAAAGGAAAATTACCAGGAAAAGTTGTTGGTGTAAATTATTCTTTAGAGTATGGTGAAGATAGATTAGAAATGCAGTCAGATACATTTACTAAAGGTACTAGAGTATTACTTGTTGATGATCTCCTTGCTACTGGAGGCACAGCAAAAGCCTCCTCAGAGTTAATAGAACTCGCTGGAGGCCATTTAGTTGGATATGGTTTTGTTATAGAATTATCAGATTTAAACGGAAGAGATAAATTATATGATGTTCATACTACATCTTTGATTACTTATTAACCTGTACTTATTTTTACATCGTTTCCACTTCTCCATAGTCTACCAGCAACTCCTGGATTTGAAGTGGGAAGGTTAGTGAAATCAATTTCTGAAGCATAGCATTTAAACCCTACTGCATCACTAGCACCTACATTAAATTCTGCTACTTGTAGACTAGCATTATTAGCGTTGTTATGACAATTTATACCTATTCTACTTAGATTACTAACACTGTTATGAATTGCAATCATACATATTGCATCACTACCACCACTCAAAATTACGTCACTACTACCAAGGGCAGTCCCTTCCATTTTGAGTTTTCCACTTAGAATCAAATCATCTGCAGTAGGCAGTTCTTGTATTTGATTCGCATCTGCATTTACAATTAAAGGAATTCTGTCAGCCATTTCTCACATTACTTTTCCTTTATTTATGCAAGGTTGACAAGGCAAGGTCATTAGTATATAATATATTTGTTGAATCGACGGGTTCAACACGGGAGTGACTGAATAAACTTGCTGGCATAAGGCTAGTTAAGGTGATGAGACACAGGTGGTGCTGCTGCTCGTAAGAGTAGAATCGACCTACCAGTCGGGTCTCAGATAGTAAGGTAAAAATCTACTCAATGTAGCAATGCCCCTTACTTGTTGGTAAACATGAATCCAACCTCCCACCCTCTAAATAATGAGAAAACTAATGGAAAAAGAAAGACTTAAACTCATTGTTAGAAATCTAAAGCAAATTGTGGATGCTTTAGAATCTGAAGTTTATTCTGATATTGATTCCTATAAAAATTCAAACGCATTTTCCTCTCCTGATACAAGCTATGATGAAATGTATGACGATGACGATGGTTACGCAGATTAAGATATGACCGTTGAACTTATTAGCATCACACCTGATGCAGAAAAAACTATGGCATATATTGCTAGAGTTTCTAATCCATCTAATCAAAGTAATGAAAATTTTTCTGGATTATTAAGGTATTGTATTAAGCACCAGCACTGGTCGGTATTTGAACAATCCTCAATGACATTACAGATACAGACTACTAGAGCAATAGCCGCACAGATATTAAGGCATAGAAGTTTTACATACCAAGAGTTTTCTCAAAGGTATGCTGACAGTAATCTTTTAGGTAATATTGAATTGCCTGAACTTCGTAGACAGGATAATAAGAATAGACAGAATAGTATTGATGATCTAGATCCAGAGATGATTGAGAAGTTTAATAGGCAAATGAATACTTTGTTCAGTTCTTCTCTTAGTTTATATAATCAGATGTTAGAAGCAGGTGTTGCAAAAGAATGTGCAAGGTTTGTTCTACCTCTTGCTACACCAACACGAATTTATATGACTGGATCTTGTCGTTCATGGATACATTATATTAATTTACGTTCTGCACATGGAACTCAAAAAGAACATATGGATATTGCTAATGAATGTAAAAAGATTTTTGTAGAAAAATTCCCTGCTGTATCTGAAGCACTTGAATGGAACTAAATAATCTTACATATCATTACAATTCATGCCAACATATCCTCTTAAAAATTTGAAGACTGGAGAGACTAAAGAACTATCCATGTCTATGTCTGCGTATGAGCAGTGGAGAAAAGACAACCCCGACTGGGATAAAGACTGGAGCCAAGGATGCGCTGGAGTCGGAGAGGTTGGTGAGTTTCAAGATAAATTAATCAAAAAACATCCTGGTTTTAATGATGTTCTTCATAGAGTGTCTAAGATGCCTGGTTCTAAAGTAAAAACTATTTAATTTTTATGTCAGCTAAATCCAAGACTAGGAAGATAGTTGTTCCATACGGAATGAGTAACAAGCAAATGAAAAGAAAGAAACCTATTAACACGGACTTGATGAGGAAAATTACTCCTCTAACTCCAAACCAAGAAGAATTATTTCGTTGTTATGAGAACAACCAAAATTTAGTAGCATATGGTTGTGCTGGAACTGGTAAGACATTTGTAACTCTTTATAATGCACTTAAAGATGTATTAGATCCTAAGACTCCTTATGAGAAGATCTATATTGTAAGGTCACTTGTATCTACAAGAGAGATTGGATTTTTGCCTGGTGATCATGAAGATAAATCTTCTTTGTATCAGATACCATACAAAAATATGGTGAAGTTTATGTTTGAGATGCCCTCAGAGTCTGATTTTGAAATGCTCTATGGAAATCTTAAGGCACAAGGAACTATTTCCTTCTGGAGCACTTCATTTATTCGTGGTACAACATTAGATAAAGCAATTGTAATCGTAGATGAATATCAAAACTTGAATTTTCACGAACTTGATAGTATAATAACAAGAGTAGGTCAAGAATCTAAGATCATGTTCTGTGGTGATGCCACTCAATCAGATCTTGTTAAAACTAATGAGAAAAATGGTGTAGTTGATTTTATGAAGATCCTCCGCATGATGCCCTCAGTTGATATTATTGAATTTGGAATTGAAGATATTGTTCGTTCTGGATTTGTGAAAGAATACCTACTAGCCAAGATGGAAACAACTATATGATATGTCGAACACGACAATCCATTATATTAATGTCAATCACAGACAATTTGATGATTCGTTAGTCCGACAAAGTGATCTGGATGATGACCGTTTTGTTTACAGTCAGTGTCCTGTTTTTAATCACAAAAGTAATAGAGTTTTTATAGCAAGATCTCCAATCAATTTTAAGATGCAGGTCACTAGAAGACCTGATGGTGAACATCTTATTCGATCCACGAATGCTTCTATATTAGAAGGTGATATGGATCATATTAATTCACCACGACCAGTAGTTCAATTAAAGTTTCCAAGATTTGTATTTTGGACTCATTCTGATGATGTTTGGTTTGAATTTAACGATCATCCGATGACATCATTAAATAATAATTTTGTTGCTGTTCCTGGTTGGTTTAACCTATCAAATTGGTCAAGAGCTTGTAGTTTAGCTATTACTATTGTAAATGAATCAAAACCTGTTATAATAAACAAAGGAGATCCTTTGTTTAGGATTGCTTTTCACCCTCCCGATTTAAATGATGGTATTATGCTTGTTCAAGAAAAAGATCCGCAAAAAATAGATCTTATCTATGATGAGTATGATAAGAAGATGAAAGAAGGTCAAGCTGATAAGAGGTGGAAACCTAAATTGTTTTCTGAAACAGGTAAGAGTAAGTGTCCTTTTAGTTTTTTATTTAAATGAATTTTATACATCATAATTACCTTGGTGATATTGAATTAGAAAAGAAAGAAACTCCAGGATGCAGACTTTATCATCTTCCTGATGGTACTTGGGTTCCTTCTATTACTTCAGTAACTTCTTTTTATAATCGACAAATTTTTGTTGAGTGGAGAAAAAAAGTTGGTGAGGAAAAAGCTAATCGTATTACTAAGAAAGCAACTACTCGTGGAACTGATTTCCATGAAGCAGTAGAAGTTTATATGAGAAATAATGAAATTGATTGGAATGATTTTAGACCTGCCACTCAGTTTATGTTTCATCATGCTAAACCTTACTTAGATAAGATAAATAACATACATGCTATAGAAAGAACACTTTACTCTGAGTATCTTGGTCTTGCAGGTAGAGTTGATTGTATAGCAGAGTATGAAGGTGAACTAGCAGTAATAGACTTTAAAACGTCAGAGAAGATTAAACCTGAGAAGTGGTTGGAAAACTACTTTGTTCAGGAAACTTTTTATGCTGCTGCTTACTACGAACTAACTGAAATCCCTGTCAAAAAATTAATCACTATCATGGTTACGCCTGGTGGAGAAGTAAAAGTATTTGACAAAAGGAACAAAGGGGATTATATTAAGTTACTAGTTCGGTATATAAAAGAATTTGTATCTCACAGTACTGGGGAAGAGAATGGAGAATGAATTAGAAAAGGTATTGAAGAGTAAGTTCTTCTCTTCCGCAGGTTTTGCACAGGAAATTGAATCTTTAGTGCAGGTAAATAAAGACATGAATTATATTGATGCTATCATTCATTTTTGTGAACAGAATAGTATTGATATAGAGTCAGTTCCTAAACTTATTCCTAAACCTTTAAAGGAAAAAATTAAATATGAAGCACAGGAACTTAATTTTCTTAAACGTAGTTCACGAGCAAAATTGCCACTATGAATGATCCAGATGACAATCCTTTCTGGGGGGAGCCTACTCCCACAGATCTATGGGAAGATATGGATAAACTTAATCGATTATATGAAGAATTGGAATGGAGTCATAGAGATTACCTAGAGATTGCAATTGAAGGTAATCATATTACAATTAGGAATAAATCCAGAGAAGGTAGATGATGGCTGCGGATGCTTATCGTTGTTATTTGGCTCTAAAAAATCACTTCACTAAAGATCACTATGATTATATAAAGTATCGTGGTAAGACAAGAGCAAGTAATCAAGCTTTTTATAAAAGGAAGGATAGATTTTGGTTTGAAAAGTTTGCAAGGCAGAAGAATGATAAAGAAATAGAGGAGTTTTTTGTTTCTAATTTTATATACTCTACTGATCCTGCTACTGTATGGATTGGTGAGATGATAAAGGAAGGAGAGGGAAGATATACTGAGTGGAAGAAGAAGGTTCAGTCACTTACCTATGTTTTTAAGGAAGAAACTGAGAATGTATTTGAGAATAAGAAGGTAGATGATATGTTTGATTGTAGTAAAGGACATCCACCAATTCTAAAGAGTTATCTAGGGGGTGACATATCACTTGAAAGTATGGTAATATATGATAGAATATTAGGGTATGGAAAGGATTTTGATAAACGATTGAAAGATCCTGTATGGGAAACCGTCAGTCGTAAAATTAAAAAGTATTCTCCCTTCCTAAATATTGACGTATCCCGTTACAAAAAAATTCTAAAGGAGGTAATTATTCATGGCTCTTGAAAATGGTCAAGTTCTGCAGAATCTTACAAATCAACTTCAAGAAGTCACACAGCAGTTAAACACTTTAGGTGAGACTCGTGTGAAACTTATTGGAGCTATTGAAGTTCTTCAGCAGATTGAACAAGAAAATAATCCTGCTCCCGAAGCACCTGCAGAGGAAGCACCAGTTGAAGAATCTCCAGCAGAAGAAGCATCAGAATGAAATTTTTTCAATCACCAGTCGTTAGGGCGGAAATGGCAGAAATTAGTGAACTTCAAGAAGAAGTTTACTCAAATGTTTTTAAGTTTCCTTCCATGAAAAAAGAAGATCAACTTTATCATGTTGAACTTCTTACGAGGTTGATTGAGAAACAACAAATTCTATATGCACGTTTGAGTTTATCTGATGATCCCGATGCTCTACAGATGAAGGAACATATCATAGAATCTGCTTCTATGATGGGTATTCCTAATAGTGTTGATATGAGTAAAGTGTTTGATCAAATGAGCACAATGGTGGAAACTTTAAAAATTCAGATTGACAAAAACCAATTTTCCTTGTAACATTACAGGGTACACAAAAGCCAAATCTAAAAACAAATCTAATGTCTTTTAAAGATCTAAAAAAACAATCCTCTCTAGGATCTTTGACTCAAAAGTTAGTCAAAGAAGTGGAGAAGATGAACACAGCAAGTGGAGGTGCAGATGAGCGTCTCTGGAAACCAGAACTTGATAAATCAGGTA